AAGTCTAATAGAATACAATTTATTAAAACAACATAAAACACCATCGGTCATTAAAGTATGCTAAATAAATACCTTGAGTTAAATTATAACAAATTGAAATCAATAGCTTATAATGTAACTGACGGCGTTTATTACCAAGATTTATTGCAGTTTGTAATTGAAGAGTTGTATAATTGCGACCAAGAAAAGATAAACGAAATAATAGCTAAAAAGCAATTAACATTTTACATAGCCAGAGTAATGGTCAACCAATCTCATTCTAAAACAAGTAGATATTACTACAAGTATAAAAAATACTATAAACACCATATAACAGGCGTTGCTGAGGGTATTTCGCCTGACACATTAGAAGCTACAATATTAGAAAAAGAAGAAGTAGAAACTAAGTTAAGTTGGGTTGAAGATAAATTAAAAGACTGTTATTGGTTTGATGCAGAAGTATTTAAGTTATATTACGCAGAAAACCATAGCTTAAACAGTATGCAAAAGGCAACTAAAATATCAAGAAACACATTACACAAATCAATAACTAATGTAAAAAATTATTTAAAAAATGAAAAAGACAAGAGTATTAAGAGCATTAAAAAAAAGAAATAGTTTAGATTTTAAAGAAGATTCTGTATTAGCTTTTAAAGATGAAAAAGGTAAAGAATATTTTTTAGCTGAACAGCACCACTATTTAAATATAATTACTAACGCTATTAATAAAGTATTAGGTCAAGCATTTGATATTTTAGATGATGTTAAAATAAAGAACAAAATTTTAAAAGGATTAAATAATGACAAAAAGTAAAGGGTTAGGAGATTCATTAGAAAAAGCATTTAAAGCTACTGGAATAGACAAGGTAGCTAAAAAGGTTTTAGGAGATGATTGTGGTTGTGAAAAGCGTAAACAAGCATTAAATAAGATATTCCCATACGCAAGACCATTTACAGATGATGAATTAAAAGTATATTTAGAAGTATTGCCAAGATTAAAAAGTGGACAGATTAACGGACAAGATAACGCAACACTAACTAAGCTATATAATAAAGTATTTAACGCTAATAAAAAACCTACAAGATGCACAAGTTGCGTTAAAGAAACGATAGCAAAATTAGCTAAAGTATACATAAACACTTGTAAAGTATGAAAGAGCAAATATTTAGATTCTGTTGCAGATGTGTAATGGTTACATTAATAAAAAAAGGTAAATGTTTTTGCTGTAATGGTGATTTTATATTGTCAAGCGTTAAAGATGATTTACACAAACGTCCAAAATATGCAGAATCACACGAAAGTATATTATAATTTTTTTGAGTTAATAGAGTCAGACTTTGTTCCTTGTTCTAATTGTGGTGCTATTGCAGTAGATATACACCATATTGAAAGAAGGAATAAAACTAAGAACGATTTTATAGAAAATTTAGTAGCTTTATGTCGTGATTGTCATAGTAAATGCGATAATCCTATATTCAATCAAACTATACGAATAAAGCATTTAATAGACGTGATACATAAAATTGAAAAAAATATAGATTTTGAAAGAAGATACAATAATATCATTACTTGAAAAGCAAATACTTAAAACAGTAATAGCTGAGTATTTAGAAGAAATAGAATTAGGTAATATTAACGAAAATGATTTTATAGAATTTATAGTTGATTATATAGAAACAATAGCAAACGAAAAAGCAATAGAATTATTAAACGAATTAACAGCTAAACCAAATGAAGATAGAACAAATTAAAGCAAGTAAATTAAAACCTGCTACATACAACCCAAGACAGATAAGCACCAAGCAATATAAAGACCTATCTAAATCAATAGCTACATTTGGCTTAGTAGACCCTATTATAGTGAATAAAGACTTTACTGTAATAGGTGGACACCAACGCTTAAAAGTGCTTAATGAGATGCAGACAGACACAATACCCTGCGTAGTGTTAGACTTATCTAAAGAAAAAGAAAGAGAATTAAATGTAAGGCTAAATAAAAATACTGGAGATTTTGACATAGATATTTTAGCAAATGAATTTGATATAGACGAATTAGTAGACTGGGGATTTAAGCATATTGACTTAGATATTAATATAGATAAAATTACAGAGGGCAATACAGAAGATGACCATATACCAGAAGTAAAAGAAAGCAGAGTTAAACTTGGAGATGTTTGGCAATTAGGAAAGCACAGATTAATGTGTGGAGATAGCACAAAAGAAAGTGATGTTAAAAAACTAATGAATGGAGATAAAGCAGAATTATTACACGCAGACCCCCCTTATGGAATGGGTAAAGAAAAAGATGGTGTATTAAATGACAACCTATATAAAGAGAAATTAGACACTTTTCAATTAGAATGGTTTAAAACATTTAGACCTTATTTAGATGATAATGGCTCTTGTTATATTTGGGGTAATGCTGAGGACTTGTGGCGTTTGTGGTATTCACTATTAAAAGATTCAGAACGATTAACTTTTAGAAATGAAATAGTATGGGATAAAAAATATGGTTTAGGTATGTCAAGCGAACAACACAGAATGTTCCCAACAGTTACAGAAAGATGTTTATTTTTTATGATAGGCGAACAAGGATTTAACAATAATGCAGATAATTATTGGGAAGGGTGGGATTTTATGGTTAATTATTTAAAAGAAGAAAAAAATAAATCTAAATTAACAATTAAAGAATTAAAAAAAATTGCAGGACATAGTGAAAATAGTGGCTGTCATTGGTTTGACAAATCACAATGGGGAATGCCTACAAAAGAAGTATATAATTCTTGGAAAAATTATTGCAAAGAAAATAATATAGATGCTTTTAAAAAAGACTACGAAGAATTAAAAAAAGCATTTTATGATACAAGAGCATACTTTAACAATACGCACGATAATATGACTGATGTTTGGAATTATGAAAGAGTATCAGGAAAAGAAAGACACAACCACGCTACACCAAAACCAGTAGAAATGATGGAACGAATAATTAAAACAAGTAGCAAGAAAAAAGTAATAGAACCATTTTTAGGTAGTGGCTCAACATTAATAGCTTGTGAAAAAACTAATAGAGTTTGTTATGGTATGGAATTAGATACAAAGTATTGTGATGTAATTATAGAAAGATGGGAACAGTTTACAGGACAAAAAGCAACTAAATTATAATAGATTAAATAATACAAATGGCACAGAATAAAAAAGAAAAACTATTAGAAGCATTAAAAGAAACGCAGGGCTTAATATATCACGCTTGTAAAAAGGCAGGTAATATAAGCAGAAGTACCTACTATAGATATATGCGAGATGATAAAGATTTTGCAGATGCAGTAGAAGAAATTAAAGAAAGTCAGATTGATTATGTAGAGGGACAATTAATTAAGAATATTTCTAAGGGTAAAGAAACAAGTATTATATTCTATTTAAAGTCAAAGGCTAAAAAGCGTGGATATACTGAGAAATCAGAATTAGATGTAACTACTAATGGTAAAGCAATAACGGATATAAATATAAAAGTAATTGATACAGGCAAAGATTGATATTGAAACAACAAACGTCTTTAATAAGGCTTATGCATCTACTGATAGAATAACTTGTTTACAAGGTGGTACAAGAAGCTCTAAGACGTATTCACTATGTCAGCTGTTTATAGTAAAAGCATTACAAGAAACAGGCAAAGTATTTACAATAGTTAGAAAAACATTACCTGCTTTAAAGGGTACAGCATATAGAGATGTATTAAACATTTTAAAAGAGCTTGAAATATATAGCGAAGAATACCATAATAAATCTGAACTATCTTACAGCTTAAATAGTAACTTAATTGAATTTATAAGTGTAGACCAACCCCAAAAAATTAGAGGTCGTAAGAGAAACTATTTATGGCTTAATGAAGCTAACGAATTAGACTTTGAAAGTTGGACACAATTAACACTTAGAACTACCGAGAAAATATATTTAGATTATAACCCTTCCGACCCATATTCTTGGATATACGAAAAGGTAATAACTAGAGATGATTGTACTTTTATTAAATCTACATATTTAGCTAATCCTTTTTTAGATGATGATACAATTTCAGAGATTGAAAGACTGAAAGAATTAGACCCTGACTATTGGCGTGTTTATGGACTTGGAGAAATAGGCTCAATGTCTACACAGATATTCAGACAGTTTAATTTAGTGGATGATGTGCAAGGTAGATTAATTGGCTATGGCTTAGATTTTGGCTTTACTAATTCACCTAGTGCATTATGTGCTGTTTATCAATTAGACGATAGCTTATACATTAAAGAGATGTTATACGAAAAGAGATTAACTAATACTGACTTAGCTAATAAGATGCGAGAATTAGGAGTAAGCAGACAAGCTGAAATAGTAGGAGATTCAGCAGAGCCAAAAACAAT